GATCATATGGTAAGGCTACTTATGGGCAAGAATCTGATTGGCGTAGATACAAATCGAGTTCTAACAGCTTGGCGGCTCATTTCGCTAGCAGACCGAAGAAAGAGTTCAAGTTTATTGTCCTTGATGAGTATACTACCAAAGGTTCCTTAGCTTGGGCTGAGACATGGTCATTATGTCATGTCGAAACTCCAGTAACACTCAAGTGGTATAATAAACAAATCGAGAAAGTGTCATGGGATGTTAAAGAAAATGTATCACACGATCACAGAGTGCGATTGACCATGATCACTAAAATGGTTCCTGAATGTTTAATGCAATGGCCAAAAGATGGGTAAAATAGTAATTCACAATCAGCCGTGTCCAAATCCAGATTGCGGTTCTTCAGATGCACTACAGATCTATGAGAACCACACAGCTACATGCTTTAGCTGTCAAACTTGGTTTCCCGCTAATACTGACTATAAAGATAAGGAGTTCACTAACGTGGAAAAACCTAAGAAACCTTTTGTACTAGATGTAGAAAAACTAAGAGTTGCTGGCTTTAAAGACCGAAAGATATCTAAAGAGGTTGCAGAGTTCTTTGGGGTTAAATCAGCATTCAATGAAGATGGTGAAGTAGATACACATTACTATCCATATGGAGAAGGTATCTATAAAGTTAGAAAATTACCTAAGATGTTTTCATGTATAGGTAAACCAACAACTTTATTCGGTATGGATAAGTTTGGAACAGGCGGTAAGAGGTTGATTGTAACTGAGGGTGAGTTAGATGCAATGGCAGTAGCACAAGCATCTTTAGATAAATATGGGAAGATTTATCCTGTAGTATCTATACCTTCAGCATCTAATGTTAAGACGTTATTAACACATAGAGATTGGGTAAGATCATTTGACACAGTAGTATTGTGTTTAGATAATGATGAAGCAGGTGAGAAGGCTAAAGCAGAAGCTATTAAGTATGTAGGTGCCGATAAAGTACGTTTAGCTAAACTGCCTGTTAAAGACCCAAGTCAGATGTTTATTGAGAAAGGTGGTCAACAGTTATTATTAACTATATGGGAAGCATCTAAGTATACACCTGTAGGTATCCTAGGCAGAGATGAATTATGGGAAGCTTTAAAAGCCTATAATGATATTGAATCTGTACCCTACCCAATGTGTTTAGATGCACTAAATACTAAGACTAAGGGTATGCGTGAGAATGAGATTGTACTCTTTACTTCAGGCACAGGTTCAGGTAAATCAACCATTCTTAGAGAGATTGTATGGCATATTATAGATACTACACCATCTATGGTAGGCATTGTATCATTAGAAGAATCACCTGCTGAGACTACACGTAAACTCTCAGGGATTCCTTTGAATGTAAATCCTTCCTATAGAGAATTAACAGAGAGCGAATTAGAATCAGGCTTTAGATCAGTATTTGGTGATGATAGAATTATGGTATTAGATCACCAAGGTTCTATGGAAGATTCAACTCTATTTGAAAAGCTAGAATATATGGCATTATCGGGTTGTAAATATCTATTCATCGATCACATTACAATCCTAGTTTCAGAAGGTGTAGATGGATTAACAGGTAATGAAGCCATAGATAAAACTATGAATGATTTACTTAGATTATGTAAAAGATATCCAGTATGGATTGGCTTAGTATCACATTTAAGAAAGACACCTACAGGTAAAACATCATTTGAAGAAGGCCAACTACCATCTTTAGATGATATTAAGGGTTCAGGCTCAATTAAACAGATTTCAAATGATATCATAGCATTTGCTCGTGATATGTCACATGATGATGACAGAATAAGAAATCATATTAAGATGAGAGTACTGAAATGTAGATTCACAGGTTTAACAGGAAATGTTCCAGGTGTTGATTATGACTACCCAACAGGTAGATTATCGGCTTCACTCCTATTACAACCAGAAGATTTTATGGAGATTTAAATGGCACAGATTCTTGAACCAAGAGAATGCTACGGTATTGATTATCCAGCGTTGATTAACTTCGCTGAGGAACAGACGTCCATCTTATGGACAGCAGATGAAATTGAAGTGGAGAAAGATATCCATGAATTACGAACAAATTGTACAGCAGCAGAATACCACGGAATTATCAGCGTTCTCTTGCTTTTTATACATTATGAAATTAATGTCGGAAATAACTATTGGCGTGATTATATATGCAAGCATTTTCCACGTCCAGACGTTCAAAGGATGGCTTCAGTATTTGCAATGTTTGAGCTAAACATTCATGCACCATTCTACAACAAGATTAATGAACTGTTGGGATTAGATAATCCTGAGTTTTATCTGGCATATCTAGACGATCCAATCTTGAAAGACAGAATGGAATGGTTAGAGAAAGTAGCTACACAATCAGAAACGACCTACGATAAACTGAAATCAGTAGGTGTATTTAGTATGATTGAAGGAGCTATTCTTTATTCTAGTTTTGCATTCTTAAAGCATTTTAATAACAATGGCAAAAATAAATTTCAAAATATTAATGCAGGAATTAATTTCTCCGCTATTGACGAGAATATTCATAGTCAAGCTGGTGCTTATTTGTTTAACACACTATATCATGAAGTATTAGAAGCTGAAGAACCATTAGCACATGAAAGACTTGCTAATGAATTGGAAATTACTGCATGGATCTTATTTGAACATGAGAAACAAATCATCAAAAAGATCTTTGATAAAGGAGATATTCCTGGTATTAATGCATTGATGTTAGAAAACTTTGTACAATCTAGATTAGATATATGTCTAGAAAGATTAGGTTATCCAGCTATCTTTGAACCTAAATATAATCCAATTGCTGATTGGTTTTATTTAGATATTGAATCAAGTACATTACATGACACTTTCATTGCACAAGGTAATGATTATCGTAGGGATTGGGCAGAAGCTAAATTTACATGGACACCAAAGAATGTATAGAGAATTAAGTTTAGAACGTAAACGTTTACAAGCAGAAGGAAGATTACCACCTTGGATTATTACAAATAGTTGGCAATTATTGAAAGAAAAATATGTGTCAGAGAAGTATCCTGACTTATTATCAATCTATAAACGTATAGCTAAGCATGCAGCATCTTACACACCTGATCCTGAGATGTGGGAAGAAAAATTCTTTGACATCATGTGGAAAGGCTGGTTGATCCCTAGTACGCCTGTTATGGCAAATATGGGAACAGGCTTCGGGTGCCCTGTGAGTTGTTCAGGTGGCTCAGTAGAGGATGAAGTATATGACTTTTATGAAAAACAAAAAGAGATTGCAGTACTTAGTCAACAAGGTTATGGAACATCGAATTACCTTGGAAATATCCGATCTAGAGGTAGTGCTATTAGTGGTGTGGCTGGTAGCGCTTCTGGGGTATTGCCTGTATTTAAAGGCTTTGTAAAGGTAGCGCAGGACATCTCTCAAGGCTCACAGAGACGTGGAGCATGGGCAGGCTATCTAGAAATTGACCATGCTGACTTTGACGAGTTAGTTACACACATCACTAAATATCCTGATGATGCCAATGTAGGCTGGATTATTAGTGATAAGTTTATTGAGCGTCTAAACAGCGGAGATGCTGATGCAATTAGACGGTATCAGCGTGCAATGAAACTCAGAATGCTTGGTAAAGGTTACTTCTTCTTTATTGATAAAGTAAACCGTGCTAATCCTCAAATGTATATGGCTAGAGGGCTAGAAGTAAAAGCTTCGAATTTATGTACTGAAATCGCATTATTCAGTGGTAAATATAAAGAAGAAGAATATACATTTGCATGTGTATTATCATCTATGAATGCTCTATACTATGATGATTGGAGTAAAACAGATGCTGTATTTATTGCTACAGTATTCTTGGATTGCGTTAACCAAGATCAAATTGAAATTGGTAAGAAACGTAAGGGCATGGATCGTATTGTAAGATTTGCAGAGAAATCAAGAGCGCTTGGTTTAGGTGTTCTAGGCTTCCATAGCTATCTTCAAGAAAAGATGTTACCATTTGATTCATTTGAAGCACATAACATCAGCCAATCTATGTTCCACCATATGCATGAAAGAACTAGAGATGCATCTAAATGGATGGCACGTCATTGGGGCGAACCAGAATGGTGTAGAGGTCATGGTGTACGTAATACACACCTAATGGCTATTGCACCTAATTTATCATCAGCATTATTTGCAGGAGGTATGTCACAAGGTATTGAGCCAATCTACAAGAATGCATTTGTACAGAACACTGCTGGCGGTAAAATGTTTAGATCATCACCTAAGCTAAGAGAAGTAATTAAAGCTCATGGTGAAGATGTAGATGCAGCAATGAAACGTATTGTAGATGATAATGGTTCAGTACAGAATGAAGATTATTTAACTGATGAAGAGAAAGCAGTCTTTAAGACAGCCTTTGAAATATCGCCTGAATCAATATTAAGACTAGCATCGTCTCGTCAAAAGTATATCGATCAAGCGCAATCAATAAATCTATTCTTTAGTGCAGATGAAAGTGAAGCTTATATTTCACAAATCCATCAACAAGCTTTTGAATTAGAAGGTATTAAATCACTTTACTATATTAGGACAACCAATGGAGTTAAATCAAACGCAGCAGGGGAGTGCCTCAGTTGTCACGCTTAGCCCAAGTCATTTTGTGTTAAACGGTAATAGCAGAGATCGCAGGAAACAATTACGAGCATTATATCGTAAGTATAAGTATGTTCAAGCATATCAATGGGGAACTACTGGTTATCGTATTAATGAATATCTAGCGTGGAATTAATCTTAGGGGGACTTCGGTTCCCCTTTTAATCGGAGAATAAAATGAATAGTGATGACGTATATGATTTATTATTGGCAATAGCACAACAGCCTTCTAAGAATGAAAAGATTCATATGTTAGCATATGGATTAGAAGATGAAATGTTTGAAGATATTATATGGCATGCATATGATCCATTCATCATGTATGGCATTAGGAATGTAGAAGAACCTTTTAAAACGGGTCGTGATATGTTCAACAATGCTACATTCACCTTATTAGATAATTTAGCTAAGAGAAGACTAACAGGTAATCATGCAAAGACGATTATTAATGAACATTTGCAAACATTAACATCCAAATCTCAAGTGCTATTCTGCCAAATTCTTAATAAAGGATTAGATGCTGGCTTTGATGTAAAATCTATTAACAAGGCAAAGCAATCTGAATTCATACCTATTAAGAAATATATGCGGTTTAGTCTCCCTAAGAATGTTAAGATGGATAAGTTTCCATTTCCTGCATTCTCCCAAGAAAAGGCTAATGGCTTGTTTGTAAACATCACTAAGAGTGCTGGTGATATTTCAATGTTATCACGTAATTACCAGCCAATGAATGTCTATGAGTACTATGATCTGATATTTGAATTAAGTCCTCATATGAAAGATGGATATCAGTATCATGGTGAATTATTAATAGAAGTGAACGGGGAGATCCTAGAGCGTAAGACTAGTAATGGTATTATACGTAGAGTTAATTTAGGCGGTAGTTTTAAACCGGAAGAAAAACCAGTCTTCATGGTTTGGGATCGAGTAAAGTTGTCAGGTATTGCTAATGGGGCAGATGATGAGCCTTATTATTCTAGATTAAATAACTTACACTTTGATTTACTACATCTATCTGATGTTAATCTAGGTATTGCATGTAAATGGACTCGAATAATTGATACTCGAATTGTAAATAATCTTCAAGAAGCAGAAGCGCATTTCATAGAACTTGTTAGACAAGGGAAAGAAGGCAGTATGCTTAAGAAAAAAGATATGTTATGGAGAGATGGTACTACAACTGGTGGTGTTAAGTTTAAGAAAGAATTCGAGTGTGAGTTAAGAGTCATTGAATTTATACCAGGAACAGGTGCTAATAAAGAAACATTCGGTTCATTACTGTGTGTAACAGAAGATGGTGATTTAAGTGTTGGTGTGGGCAATCTGACAGATGCATTGACACAAGAGATTTGGAACAACAGAGGAGATTGGTTATATGCAATTATAGGTGTAACGTATTCAGAAGTAATTTGTGATGAGAAAGGTAACTACTCATTATTTGAGCCTAAGTTCATTGAGAGACGCTATGACAAAGATACAGCAGATACTCTAGAACATTTGTTGAACATTCAGGACGGTATATATGATGACGCCACTTTACATTTATGAAAGGCAGGTGGAAATTCTAATAATTGAAAAGAAACATGCTATTCAGTTGTTAGAACAAGAGCTTTTGATCAGAAACAGACAACTAAAGAACCTATTTAAAATCCAGAAGGAAATCGAAAATGAAAATAAAACTGAACAAGAAGTATAGAACACGTCACGGTAAAGTTGTCAGAATTATTGAGACGACAGAGAGTCCTGTATATCCATTTGGTACAAATGCTGATTATACAGTAACAAAGAATGGTAAGAGATTTGATTATGACGAATCAGATTGGGATTTAGTAGAACGTGTGCGTAGCTTTAAGTTTAAAGCTAATCGCCAATACTTTACACACGAAGGAAATCCTGTGACATTAACAGATATAGAGCATTATGGTAGATATGTATTTAGTGGCGATAATGGCTATGACTACACAATAGATGGTAAAATGTATTTTGATACAAAATCTGAGTGCGATTTGCTAAGACCGCCTAGAGTAAAAGTAGGTGGTATTTATGTAACACGTAGCGGTCAAATGGCCAGTATAACAAAAACAACCAGTGACGTAGGGTTCTATAGATATGAATATAGTACAACTAATGGTTGCAAGTTTGGTGTAAGTAAATATGGTGAAATATTTGAAAATGAACAGTCTGATTATGACATAGTTGATGTATATAAGCTAGAGGCCAAAAAACTCTATATTGGTGCCAAAGGTCATGTGTATAGAGTTGAATCAGGGCTTGCAACTAAATTAACAGGATTGCTCAAGGGACAGCAATTTTCTATTTCAGATATGAACCTTGTGAGTGAATTCAATGGACTCTGTTTAGAAGTTGGTAGTATGTATGTTAACGAACGTGGTGATAAGTATGAGATAATACACATTAGAGATGATGAACATGTTGTTGCAATGGGCGCGAATGATGATTCTTTGCGTATATATACACGTAAGGGTTGTTACAATGAGTGTGGTACTTATAGTTACGAAGACTTAATTAAAGAGGTGTAATAATGGATCTATATGAAAATTATGGCGAAGAAGTAGATTGGGGTAAAGTAGCAGCTGAAGATGAGGATGAGTCTTGGATCGACGATGATGAAGAAGAACTTGATGATGAATTTGATTGGGATGAAGAAGAGGAAAATGAGGAGGACACATGACAAGTTCATATGTATCAGTTTCTGATTTACTAACGCATGAACTCGCGCATTTCAAAGTGCCATATGACGTGTATGTGTATATTAGACAATTGGAACACAAATTAAACGTGGCCGAAACTAAGATTTGTGATTTAAAAGACATTTACGAACCTAATTGGAGAGATGAGACATGAGCATGTATGAGGACGCAGAGTGGCAACGTTACCATCGCCTTGGCGGTGAATTGGAGATTCATAAGTCAAAGAAACGCATTCGTGTAAACGGGACTGAATTCGCAATAGGCCAGACATGGGGAACCGCGAGAAGAGGGTCGAAGACGATAATTGGCTTCAATTTCTCTAATGAAAGCATCTACTTTGAAGGTGGAGGGACTTGTAGTCTGACAGGCTACTTTCCATCTTATGGCACCCTACACGGTTGCGTAGAAAGTGATCAGCTAACAAATCTTATTAACACAGAAATTTACTGAGAGATAAGATATGACATTTTATAGAGGTCAATTAAGTGATGATCAGGAATGGGATTACGATCCAGAACCAGAAGAAGAAAACTGGGAGGAAGATGGTGATCGTATCTTAGGGCCGCATGGCTATAATAGAAACTGCATGTGCTATTCATGCAATCCACCGGGGTAATTTATGAAAATCGAAATTCAAAAGAAGTACAAAACGCGATGTGGCTTCAAAGTGGAAGTACACCAAATTATCACATCAGTTAAAACTGATTATCCAGTGCTAGGGCGTTATTATGACACCGATTATGCAGAATGGATTGATGAAAGATGGATGTTAGATGGGCGATGCGATGAAAGCATTGTTGAGAATGATTTAGATTTAGTTGCGCAATAAGAGGTATCTTATATGAAAGAGTTTAATGGTAAGCTCTCGTTAACAAACCAAGAGGTTAAGAACATGTATGAAGAGTTAGATTTTAAAACATTTATCGGTGGAATAGCTGTAGGCAGTATTATCACTATTCTAATTGCTAATGTAGTTTTCAAAGACTACAGAGAAGTCCACCAAACAAATATTGGTGGTGTTGTAATCGAAGGCAAGCACATTTATGAGCTTGTTGAATTAAGTGATCCAAGTCAAGGGGTAGTAAGAAAATGATTGATTTAGATAAAGCATATGAAACACAAGATGGTCGCGAAGTTGTGCTTTTGGGTATTATTGAAGAGCGTTATGGCTATCCTGTACTTGGGTTGTATTTAGATGACGGTGATTGGGAACATACTTCATGGACTATGGAAGGATTAGTTAATAAGAATGATCCATTCAATGATCTCAATCTCGTGGAAGTTGGCGACTCACAGCCCGTGCTGCCCGCTGGCATCAGGGTGCCCAAATTTGGGCCAGAAACTGGGGCAGAGCTGGCAACCGCGTCTGAGGCATCCCTGCAGGGATGGGCCAGATTTGCCGCGCCACCTGCGTAGCAAAAGCAGGCCATTAACGGGTTTGGGTGTAATGCGAGTGTGCCAACCCCGTTAAATTAACCCTAATTTCAAAAAATAAAAAGATTGAAGTTAGACTCTCATCTCGTATTATTAATGGCAAGAGCGCACTATAGTGGAACCGCACGATACATACTTTATATTAATTTATTATTAAGGAATTTATCATGTCAGTTCAAATCCAACAAGCATTCGTAGTAAACGGTCAAACATTTGCAACTAAAGCAGAAGCATTAAACTTTGTTAGACGTCCATTGATTTTAGCAGCTATGTTAACAGCTGTAAGCAATCAAACAGACGTTGCAGAATGGTTAGTTGATAACCAAGACACAGTTGAATCTGCTTTCGAAAGTGGTACTATTCGTCGTGTGACTAAATCTGATTATAACAAATTGGAAAAAGCACTCGCGGAAATCACTTCAGGTTTCTTATTTGACAATGCAAAAGCTGTCTTAGATTCGTTCAGATGGCCTGCTGTAAAACGTTTAACTGCTGAAGAAAAAGTAGAAGCCGCTAAAACAGAAATTTTACAAGCATCAGGTAATCCTGAACTTGCCGATTATGTTGTTAGTAACTCTGCTGCTATCTTGGAAGCGTATAGTGCTGGCGTTGAAAAACGCGAAGTATCACCTAAAGCTGCTGCTGGTTTAGCAGAATACCAAGCTAAGAAACGTGCTGAAGAAGATGCAGAAGCTGCGGCTAAAGGCCCAGAAGCAGTTGCTGAATTAGAAGCAAAACGTGAGGCTAATCGTTTAAAACGTGAAGCAAAAGCTGGTAAGTAATTTTTAACAAACACCCCTTGACCTTAATGGTTGAGGGGTTTTTAATCAAATTGGAGAATAATTATGAAATACGCATTAATTTACACAACACAAGCAACTCGTGAAAAAACATTTGAAGTAGTAAAAAGAACAGGTAAAACTCTTGATGAGGTCTGCCATGATTTGATCTTAAAGGGTATTCCTTTAGTAACTTGGGATGACTTAGTTAATGTATCTAGAGAAGCTAAAGTACGTGCATCATTTAGAACATTGAATGATTATACTACAATGAAGAATAGTATTCCATTTCATGGCTACAGAAAGAAAGGAAGATACAATGAGTTTCTCGGTATTGCATTAGAGAAAGGAATCCCAAGCTATGGGATTGTTGATATTGAAGGCAGAGTACTGTCTTGTGTAACAGATACTGATATTGCGCTATTGAAGTTACTATATCCAACATGTGAAATTGATGGAATGTTGGTTAAAATATATATCGCAAGTGATGAGGCTTTAGAACGTCTTGAAGCTATTGTCAAGACACAGCCCGGTATTAATTTTAGATCAGATCCACTAACTGGTGAATTTGAATTGTTAAAAGTGAATGGCTATATGCACTTTCTAAAGCGCGGTAATTATTCATTTAATATAGAAGTTACAAAGCGTGCTATAAATATTACAGCACGTGATTTATCAAGTCACGAATTATTAGTATTGTCTCGTGACGCATTAGATTTTATTCAACAATCAAGAGGTTAATAATATGGCATCAGTAACTATTGCAACAACACGCGCTACATTGACACATATGGTAAAACAATCTGCTAAATCAATGATGCCACTATCTGAGCTTGTAAAACGAGCAGTGCTAGAAGGTCTGGGAGAAGTAAGAAATGAATTATTACAAAAGCACCGCTCATCTGAGCACACGTTTACAATAACAGTTCCAAACAATGAATTTCACAAATATGCTGGAATACACGCAACTACATTAGGAGTTGCTTTAATGATTGGCGCTGAGCTGATCGTACCGCATGAAATTAGAGTAACTACTAGCAGCCATATTGAAACTAATTTGCTTCTAAATTCTCTTGATTGTGAAGTAAAAGATAAATACATCTCAGTCAATGTTGAGAAAGAATCTGATGAGGCTTTCTTGATGAATTTAATTGCGTGCTGTCCTGGTATTAATCTATTAGGTGAATCAAAACCTGTTGAAGATGTATATGCAGGTACTGTTGATAACTTGAGTTACATAACAATGATTGATGAATCGTCTTTCTTGTTTGCATTAGATATACCGCAATCAAAAGAGAAAATTGTTGAACTACTTAAAAAGAGTCTAAAATGAAAAATATTATCATAGTAAAAAGTGTTGAAGATGAGCTAATAGCAATCAACTTTAATGCAATAGAGAGCGTAAGACTTTATTCAGATGATAAGAAGCACTATGTAGGTATTTCGTATCCTAGCTATGACAAGTGCTACACTGTCACATATGAAACTTGGCATGAAATCGCACGTATGTTGCGGTTACAATGGTCAAAGTTACTATAGTTATACTCTTATTACTATCTAATAGTGTTAACGCCTTCACGGGCGTTGACATCGATGGTGATAAGTTTGAGTACAAACACAATATGATGTATTCTAAGAAACCTATTGTCATGGCATGGGTTGGAGATATACTTGGTGGACATCATATTCATACATTCATAGCAAAAGTGGAGAAGCACAATGTTAAAATTAGAAGTGGGCAAAAAGTACAAAAGCATAGACGGACAGATTTGGGAAGTCGTGTACATCGGTGATAAAGATATTACGTATCCTGTTATTGCTGCAACATATGAAGATTGGATATTAGATCCCGCGACATTTACATTAGATGGAAAATTTATTAATGGCGATTTTGATGATAACGATTTAGTGGAGGAAGTACAATGAACTGTAAATTTACTATGTTTAAACCTAAAGGCGCATTCGAGAAAGAAGCACTTTATCCACGTATTGCTGCAGGGTATAGAGGCGCATTACAGCGTGAAAGAAAACTCTCTAGCACTTTGCA